AATCCTCTAGGGCCGACCAGTTTTCAACGAACCGGCGTAACCGGAATGTACGTTAGACGAAATATAACATACTAACGTATGTCTTGCTCGGACTTGAGTGGACAGCCCACAGAGCATCATGCTCCCATAGTTTGAAACGGTAAAACATCTCCATGGTAAGGAGAAGTCGATGGTTCGACTCCATCTAGGAGCACCAAATAATGTCGCTGTAGTATAATGGATAATACACTACGCTACGAACGTGGGAATTGTGGTTCGATTCCATACAGCGGCTCCAGTTTTATGTTGGCGTTAGTTTAATGGCAAAACCGCGGGTTGTGATTCCGCTATCATGAGTTCGATTCTCATACGTCAACCCATAAATATACTATGCGCCTTTTTGAATTTACACAATCTTTTGACCCATTGCTAGTAGACTTCTGGCGTCAGGCAAGTCCTGAGCAGATGCAGTATTATTTTGTACAAGATAACTGCTTTGGGGCAAGCCAAGACTTTGAAGACTTTCTAAGTAATCAAGGATACGGTAATGCAGAAATAGTTCCAATTGGGCGTGTACACAACGGACGCAAATCCGGCGGGTGGATCTATGTTGATGTAGCAGATACATCATATGATGCACTTGAAAAGAAAGACGTATTAGCCATGCGTGAGCAACAGCTAGATCCACGTAAAAAGTCGGATCGTGTTGCCTATATAAAGAACAACAACTTAGAAGATGAGTTTCGTTGGATACCACACAGTTGGGTAGAAATACGTGGACGTATTTTAGATCCTAGTGGGTTTTATATGGATGGACGCAGCGGCCAATTTGACCGCATGGTTAAAGACAAAAGTAATTTAAGCTCGCGCTATCGCGTTTTTTAACATTAACAACTTCTGATCGTAACTATTAGCCCAGTTAAGTACTTTGGCTTTTACTTGATGTGCAAATGCAAGTAGGGCATTCATTGTACTCTCATCGAGTGGTTTAACTTTTACGCCCGCGGGCTTTTGTACAACAGTTACAATAGTTTCAATTAAACTTTTAGTCATTGCTAATAACTCAGGATTCATGTGTGTCATGATTTGAGTTAAGATTTCTTTATACTTTGGAGTTTTAGTAGGAGCTGGGTCTTTACTAATTTGTACAACAAGACTCTTTGTTTCAATTTCTCGAGTTTTAAGCGCATCAGCAGCATCAAACAATTCGTGTAGATCACGTATCTGTTGCTTATGAATTTCTTCAAGAGCAGCTAGTTTTTCTTTTGCTTCAGCAACGTCTTGGAAAGATTTAGCAAGTTTAGTCACAAATTGACTATCGTACCCTTCTAAACGTAGGATCACTTTGTTTTCAAAGTCTTCGTATTCCCATTCTGGGTTACGGGCTTCTTGTATAATTTCAGAGAATTTCATGTAAGTATTTATCTGCCCCGGTGGTGTAATGGTAGCCACGATGGTCTTAGAAACCATTGCTGTGAGGCGTGTCGGTTCGAGTCCGACCTGGGGCACCAACAAAAAGGAGAACATCAATGAGTGTACTAATTCTGGTATGTGTTATAATGTTTGTTCTCTATCAAGTAATGAAGGATGTATGATGCCTTTTATCGAAAATGTGGCTGCTGCCGATATTCCCGCTCGCTTTCATCATGACTGCGGGGAGAATAGTATGCTTATCCAAATCATGGATACAGCTACCAGCTGGTGGCCCACACCAGTACACAAATTTAAAGAAACACATAGGTTTGAGTTTCTGGATGTTGAGGATCGGGATAACTTCCCAGAAGAGTGTAAAATTAGCGATGAGCAAGCACAAGAAATTGTGCGACTCTTGCAACATGCACTTGACAATAAAATGGGTGTTGTAGTACACTGTATGGCTGGCTTGTGTCGTAGTGGTGCAGTAGCGGAAGTTGGGATTATGATGGGCTTTCAGGACACTGAAAAGACTCGTATTCCTAACTTGCGTGTTAAGCACAAGATGATGAAAGCACTAGGTTGGACATACGATGAAAACGAGCAGCCAGACCCTGAGTCTTGGCGAACAATTCAATTTAAAAACATGTAACAGGAGAACAACATGAAACGTGGTAAACGTTAGTGTTGACTCAGATCCCGTATTGGTCTGGGTTAGCACGTTAAACAAAACGTAATACACTAACCCTAACTGGCGTAATGGTAACGTACAGGACTCTTAATCCTCGAGTTGAAGGTTCGAATCCTTCGTTAGGGACCAATATGGGATTGTAGTGAAATGGTTATCACAGCGGACTTTTAATCCGTCAATTCCCGGTTCGAGTCCGGGCAGTCCTACCATATGCAAACACATTGCACGACCTAAGACGTCAAACTCGGTGAAGGTAGCAATACTGGAGAGTCAGTGTGTTTACATATGGTGCGTGAGGTACGCAAGGTACCAACGTGTATATCCTAAGACATAGACGAAATATTGTGGCCACGATATTAGACTAGCTTTAGGTTAACTCATGTACCGCCATATAAAAGACAATTAACTTACGAAATAAAACGTCGGCCGGCGCCTAAGTAGTTTGGAAGTCTATTGTGCCAAGTAGCAAGGAAAGGGTTTTCGCGACCAACGCCGGGCTAGCAACACAATATTCGTAGTTGTCTTTTATATGGTTAATGTTATCTGCAGGTAACATCCATACTGGGGAGTAATTAACTCCAGGAACTCGTAGTGATGAAATTGGTAGACATCGGGGACTAGCCGTCGCCGCTTGCAGGTTCGAGTCCTGCCTACAATGAGTTCGCATAAAAATCTGTCGGCATGTGTGTCCACCGTGCATTAACCGACACAAAATAAAGCTAGGACAAGCGTCAGTTAACGGTGGAGCTCATATAGAAGTATTCTTGGCGTAAGACAAAGCGGGAGATGAGACCCAAGTGGATGCATACGCAACGGTTTCAGAGCTTGACTCCTCCTAGGCCTGCATTTGAGAGTGCTTCTATATGGCAATGTAGCTCAGTTGGTAGAGCAGCGGATTGAAAATCCGTGTGTCACTGGTTCGACCCCAGTCCTTGCCACCAATAAATGCCCCTGTGGACAAATTTGGTAAAGTCGCCTCTCTCAAACAGAGGAGTATAATATGTCAGTTCGAATCTGACCGGGGGTACCACTATCTAGTAAGCCAAAATGTTCCAAAGAACACCGTCTTGTTTTCAAACACCGAGCTTCGTGTAGTTGGAATAGTGTCATGGAAACTACGCCGTATCTTAAAATATTTGCTAAATTCGTCATTGTACCAGCTAAAGGTTCTTTCTGGATATCGGCCAGTTAGGACTACTTTAAAAAATGCATTAGACTTGCAGAGTTGTTGTAACTTAGAGATGGTCTCGTCCCAGTAGTCATACTCAACGTTGTTAATTGCATGGTAGGACAACACTAGATCAAACTCACCTTGTGGAAATTCTGCGTATTTTCCTACAAAAGGGTCATAGCCAACAGCGTGTATATGAGGGAAAGTTTGACAAATATTTTGTAATACTAAACCATTACCGCAACCATAATCTAATATTGATTTTGGTTTAATTAGCTTTATAATGTCGTTATCTTTTAGTATGGTATCGGCATTAAGTGGAAAGAGGTACGTTTGATTGTTGCCCCAGCCGTAGTCACTTTGAAAAAGATGCTCGTTCCATGTTTTTAATTCTTGGCTATAAAGGTGACTCATAGTATAATACTTATATCTAACTGGCGTTAGTATAATGGATAATACAGCGAGCTTCTACCTCGCGAATGTGGGTTCGATTCCTGCACGCCGGACCAAAATATTTTTATTTTTATCTAAAAAACAGTTGACAATAAATGTTTTTTATGTAACAATAGATACTTAGACAGTTAGCAATAACTGACGAAAATGTTCTTTAAAAAGTTAAAGTATAAGAAGTTCTTATACACATGCACACAAATGCGTAGGCCACGCAGATGTAGCGGATTGCAGCCTGGATGAACAAATGGTCGCCAGGTAGACAGGTTCAATTCCTGTGAGTGTGCAGTTGTATAAGAATTTAAGGGCAGCTTAATGTCCTGTAGAGTCGGTTCGCCCGGCTAGACAAAGAATAACTGTGGTGACACAGCCAAAGGAGGTAAGCCTACGCAACTCCGCTAGCAATAGTTCATTTAAGCAAGCCTGCTCACTACCGTGAGGTAGCGTTCACTGATAAGACCGGTGGATGTAACAATGAAGCAAGTGCTGTGGGAAGAACGCATATCGTCGAGCCAGAGATCGCATCAAAGGGAACTCGGGTGTGTGGAAAGTAACGGGTGGTGCCGACTTCACAGCAAAACCAACTTGTCAGTTAGTATGAGAAAGGGTAGCGTTATGATCCGAGGGGTCGCTCCTAAGGGTTGTAGTGCAGTTTGAGTGGTTGGTGGTTACGTGTTAGCGTAGACATTGATCGCAAAAAACGACTGATTACTCCGCGAGAGGAAAGGTACGTGGTGAGTTGTATTCTGTATACCAAAAGTGTATGGATCAACTGTGTCAGCTCATCATAGTAGGTTGTTATAGGCTAATGGTAGGCCGATTTCCTTCTAAGAAATAGACTGCTGGTTCGATCCCAGCTAACATCGAAAAACGCAAAGTCTGACACGGTTATCAGTGAAAAGCATCTAATGCTTGACACGCAAGTGAATCAAGTCCAACGTAACTCGCAAGGTGAAATTGGTTTGTACTAGAAGTTTCGTAACAGTTTAGCGACTGTGAATGGCTCTAAAGGTCAACGGGAAATAAGGTACAGAGTAGCTGATAGCGACACGTCTACTGCCTGACGTTAAAAACGGCGATGCTGATAGCAGACAGTAATACCGCAAGGGTTACCGTGGATGTCGAGAGAAGCTGTGCTCGCAAGGTGCAGTATAATGCTCGAGGTGCTATTGGGAGAGATGTAATCTCAGTCCTCCACTTATATGCAAACACATTACATGCACAATGGGTAGACATGGTAGTATTGCTTGCGATACAGCAGTATAACGCCGTGGTAGTGTGTTTACATATAAGTTTTTGTTTAGTGATGCCTTTAGCGAGGGAGCCTAGTATAGTACGGATTGTTCTTCGGTGCTATGCGATCTGGTCACGTTACCCAAGAGTAAGAGAACATGAGGGGTAGCCCACTAAACAAAGAATTATGCACGGTTGGCAGAGCGGTTATGCGCTGGATTGCAAACCCGGTATGAGGTAGGTTCAACTCCTACACCGTGCTCCAAGTTTATGCATCCTATTGATCAAAAATTAAAAGAACTTATGCAACCCATCGAACAGCAGATTATGATGTGCGATGACCAGAATGAGTTATTGATTTTATGTTTTGGTATGATGAATAGATGCAAAGATGTTTTAGATAACACATTGGGCCAAGAAAAGCGCAAGGCGTTGTTTAAAGAACATTGTTAAGATTTTGCCTGTTTATTAAAACAGGACGGTGATGTGTATGGAGATGAGAGATTGCACCGTAATATTCCCTTGAACGGAAATATTGCATTAACAATCGTGATCCAGTGATGTGAGACCCCGGCGTAATTGCCTTGTTTGTTGACACTCACGAATATTGGTATCCTCTGTCTCTTGTATTTTGCTTTAGTAATTTAGGCGCCTAAAAATGTCTAACCGCTAATGTATTTTGCACATTGTCCGGCAATTGACTTGCCATACGCTCACTGCTATAATTCAATCAGAAAGGGACTCGATTATGAAGATTACACTTCGCAAAGCAAACGCATTACAAAACACAATCCAGGAACACACAAAAACCATTGAAGTGACTACATCGTTTTCACTAAACGAGTTCCAGGATCCAGCTAAAGAGTTGGCTTGTGCTCGTGAAGGCGTTGTTGCTAACGATGCACGCCGTAACAAGCTGACAAAGGCCTTGTACGCAATTCGTGCCCAAGTTGGTCGTGCTAATGCCGCAAGTGGTGTAGCAGACTTGCTCACAGAAGCCGCTTACGTTGATAAGCGTATTGGCCAACTAAAAAGCCTAACCGAAGGCAAAGTTGTTGAATCGGAAAAAGTGTTGTCTGGCAAGTTGCGGAAACTTCGCGACAGCGATTCAAAGACCCGTATGTATGGGTACAGCGACACAGTTGACACTGGCGTGTTGACAGCAGAACAAATTGAAGGTTACAAGGCAGAAATGCGTAGCCTGAAAAAAGAAAAACAAAGCATCAATGATCGGGTGTTGGAACTTAATGTTCGCACCGAAATCGAATTGGATGCTGATACAGTTTCTCTGTTAGTAGCAGAGCAGCTGGTATAAATATTGACGCAGGGTAGGGAAGTTGGTCATCCCGCTAGGCTCATAACCTGGAGGCCGCTGGTTCGAATCCAGCCTCTGCAACCAATATGCGGGAATAGCTCAGTTGGTAGAGCACTACCTTGCCAAGGTAGATGTCGGGAGTTCGAGCCTCCTTTCCCGCTCCAATTTGCCATAGTCAAACAGAAAACTTTGGTAGTAAAGGCAAAGGAAGTAGATATAAAAAGATTTCAAAAAGAAATCAGTACTTGCAAGAGTACAAAAAATAGTTGCCTTGTTAGCTCAGGGGTAGAGCGTCTCGTTTACACCGAGAGGGTCGGCAGTTCGAAACTGTCACAAGGTACCAAGTTTATGCGGGATTAGTTTAATGGTAAAACGAGATCCTTCCAAGTTCAAGTCAGCGGTTCGATTCCGCTATCCCGCTCCAAACACAAGTAGTACCTAAGTACTACTTTTTTTTGACTTAAAATTGTGCTATAATAAGTCATTGCAACAGAAAGGAGGCGAATATGCCAGCAGTATTCTTAGTTAGCGATACGCACTTTGGCCATGCCGGTGTATGTCGCTTTACTGAAGCGGACGGTGTTACAAAAATACGTCCGTGGACAGATCCGGATGAAATGGATGAAGCCATGGTCAAGGCCTGGAATGACCGTGTAAGGCCCAACGACAAAGTCTATCACCTAGGCGATGTTGTTATCAATAGACGGGCTTTGAAAACGCTTGCCCGCCTAAACGGTGATAAAGTCTTGATCCGTGGCAACCATGATATCTTTCGTGATGAAGAATATCGTGAATACTTTCGTGAACTACGTGCATACCATGTAATGAACGGAATGATTCTTAGTCATATTCCGGTACACGAAGCTTCGTTGGGCCGCTTTGGCACGAACATTCACGGACACTTGCATACTAATCGTGTAAAGAAGATGCGTGGATATAATGTCAAAACCGGTGAAGTCTTGTACAGTAATGAGAACGATGTCCGCTACCACTGCGTGTGTGTAGAACAGACCCCGGACTTCGCTCCCATCCTGTTTGAAGATGTCATCAAGCGCATTACAGCAGAAGGTGGTACAGTTGGTATGCGTAATGGCAATGGGCCTACAATGTAATGCATCGTGCTATTGTGCATAGTTGCCGGGGCGGGTGTGGTAATCATTTAAGGTGGTTGCTACTACTCGACCCCGGTTTTCTTCTTTTTGATCGTGGCCCTGTTGCGGATAAAGTTGACTATATACTGTCAAATGTTTATCCTGCAGAGCGTAACTGTAAAAATTGGTTTAGTTATGAGTTTAAGTATAGACAGGTCTTAAATGAACAGATTAAATTTGCTCATACCAATTTTGACCCGGGGTGGGAAAATAGACCAGGGCAATTTGATAGCAATGTTAACTATTTCTTATATCCAACAGATCCACTGGTGACATTAGACTTATATAAAAAATTCACACATGTAGATCGAAACTTATACTTCAATACAGTGCGGTATGAACGTCAACAAGCAGAATTATATGTAGGCAATTGCTCTGGACTTTTACTTGATACAGCAGATTTATACACTGAAGATCTAGATGAATTACTTTATTCTCAGATATGCCATTATGGTAACTTCAATATAAACTTTGATGATGCAAAATTAATACATAAAAGTTGGTATACAGCACATCAACGATTGACCGGTCCTGTTACGAAACCCGGCCCTTTATGTTGGCCATATGTATTAACAACCCTTACATAATCATAAACATGGTGCTTTTGAAAATCAAATCATAAGTAAGTTTGTATGCTATCGATTATCACTGACCCACAAAGCCCAATACTTTCCTACATAAAGGACGACCCCGTTCGCCCTGAAATTCCTGCAGAGTTTCGTGTACAAGGTAAAAGGTTTATTAGTGCGTTAGTCGATGAAAAACCTAGAGCAATCGTTTGTGTTAGTCTGCATGACTTTGTACCAGCAGATGTTGATGATCTTTCTCGCGATGCTGAGCAACCAACTACAGCAATCTTTTACACTATATGGAGTTATGCCCCGGGCGCAGGGGTAGAGCTACTCAGAGAAACAGTCAACGAAATACGCAACCGCTACCCAACTATTACTAGATTTGTTACTCTAAGTCCCAAAACTGAAATGGCCCGCAGATTCCATTTAAAAAATGGGGCAATAATTATGCGCGAAAACGAGTCTTCTGTTAATTACGAATATCTAATTAAAATATAAATACACTATAGACTTAGCTCTTATTCAGAGGAAATCACACATGAAAAAGAATCACACAATACGTTGGGTATTATATCACGAACCTATCCACTTGTTTGTCCGTACTGCTAAAGCATTTTCTCAAGAAATTGCCCGCTTAACCGGAGACAGAATCAATGTGGAAGTGTACACACTTGAAGAATATTCAGATAAATTTAAAAATGGCGTAAAACACGAGCCATTGTCATTGATACAAAATAATGACGTAGAAATGAGCCAGATGCAAACTAACCTTATTGGTGTATGGAATGCACCGGACTTTTTTGCATTAGAAATGCCATATTTGTTTAAAGACCACGATCATGCAACTCGTGTTCTAGACGGAGAAATTGGTCGAGGACTATTAGATAGTCTACAAAAAAACACTCCTGTTCATGGTCTAGCATTTACATATAGTGGCGGGTATAGATGCCTAGCGTCAGATAAAAAGATTAATTCCTTTGAGGACTTAAAGGGAATTAAACTAGTTACTGCACCAAACCCAGTAATGGTAGATACAGCTAAGATTTTTGGATGCGAACCACTTGCTATCAGCGCACGTAACTATGATGCCAAGAGCGAAGTATTACAAAAGAATGGTTACACAGTAGAAACTACATTACCACGTTACGAATACGAAGCTAATACCGCTGTTCAAAAGCACATTGTTGATACTAAACATAGCATGTACTTAACAAGCATCTTAATTTCTAAAGATTTCTGGAATAGTTTAGATTCTGAAGATCAAGAATTTGTAAGACAAGCTGCCCGTGTTGCTGCGGTTCGTGAACGCGAAGAAAGTGTTGCAGAAGCAGAGGACTACGCAGTTAACCAAGCTCGCCATGATGAGTTGGGGGTTAGCTATTACAAATTTAGCGATTCCGAAATTGCAAAAATGAGAGATATAGTTGAGCCTTTGTACACTAAGTACGAAGATGTATTTTCCCCTGGTTTAATTAATGGGATTTTAAAAGCATAATTAGGATCCAATGGAAGATATAGAATTTTTATATCTCGACAATGGTAATATTAAGCAAATAAAATTTCAGGATATAGCCGCAAATGGGCGAGTATTGATTTGTTCACTAACTCGCCCATACGATAATATTTCCGATCTGTATGTGCAATACATACATAGTAAAGTAAACGATCTTCACATTGATAAAGTTTACTTTATTAACTGTATCACCGGTAAAACATTGCTACATTCGTACCATGCAAGAGAAGGTATAACAATACCGTTGTTATATAACAGTGACAAGACATTTATAGCCCACCTGAAGCAATTAAGAAATATCACAAATCGTGATGTTAATTTTTTAGCATCATATTGGAACTTTCAAGCACTGTTTGAAAATGGCAAACTAGTACACTTTGCTGATTCGTCGATTGATAATCCAATTAAGGATGCAATAAAAGCAGACCCAGGTTTTGTAAAAGAACGTGGTTACCATCTGATCAATGAAGACCCAAATTTGGTATTATGGATACCTAGTTTATTGTTTTTCTCTAGGTCTGAAAGATTGGTAAAATTAATATTTTATAAAAATGTTTGGCCAAACGAATCATTGGACAAATATCTACTAGACCTACAAACAACAACTGCGTTATAATTAGCATGTAATAAGTTTGAGCACATAGTGTGGCGACTATTTGATACCAGTGGTAGTTCTATTAGCGTGTAGCCGCAAGGCAAACCGGCCCCGTTGTCCTGGAAAGACTATATCGGATGCTTCCGAGGGTACAATTGATTTAAGAACCGCGAACGAGTCTCGAGACCATGAAAAATATCACCCAGGGGTGGTTAGATAGGAAGTCATTATTCTTATCAATGTGGTCCACGGTCGGAAAGCAAATGTAATGTGCTCAAACCTATTATTCAACCAACCAAGGAAACACTATGTTTGAAAGTTTAGAAATTAGAAAAGCAGCCAATGGCTACATCTTAGTCGTTAACACTGAAGATGACTCACGTGAATATGTTTACGACACTGAACGCAAACTTATGCGTAGTGTTAAACAGTATCTAGGTGAAAAAGTAACTAACGAAGATCAAGATTAAAAAATAGCCCGCTTAGGCGGGCTTTTTTGTGACTATCGAACAATCATTTGTTCGTCTTCTAATCGTTTAACTCTATCAAGTCGAACATTGTGCCTAATACCGGGCCAGTGAATAATCCAATCGCCCTTTTCCCATACGCCAGATGTTCCTAGGATGTCTGTGCGAACATCTAAGTAGTCATAGATTTCTGGTTCGTAGCTGTTCATGTGCTTTTGTGGAACAATCTTAACAATCGCTTCGTATTGACCAATAGTATCAATCATTACCTGTTGTAGTCCCCATTTGTCTTTTAGTTTACCATCAGGACTTTGATCTTCTCTGTAGTCCTCAACAACATCAACCATCATTTGAATGTAAGCACGACCTTCTTCGCTATTACGAAGTAACCAGTTACCGCCGTTTAAGTTGTTTACGTCTACTGGAATAATAACGTGATAATTGTTATCAACTTTATCTTCCATGCGTGTAGTCATGTTAGTGATAGTAGCATCTGCTTCGCTAATCAATACCCATTCGATGTCTGGGCGTGACTTTAGCAAATCGTTTACGTAGAACGCCTTGTTCCAGTCCATAAAGCTACTATATGGTTTAGTAAATACTTTAAAGTCTTCGTCTTTGATAGCAAAGAATTCATAACCATTATGGTCACAGTATTCCTTCTTTAGTCCATCTGTTTGATCTGCCAGGTCGGCGATACTATGGGTGCTCATGCTTACTACAGCGTACATATTGATTCCTTATTCTTCGGGTTTATAGATTACTAACAGGCCACGGTCACAACGTTCGTCACTGCGGCTATTCTTGTTGAACAATGTAAAGCGTAAATTAAACAGTTTACATTTTTCGTATATCTCTCTTAGGTTTGTAAAGCTACGGTCAGTTACGTCATGATAGATTAACGTGCCGCCGGCTTCTAGTACTTCTGCGTAGACGTATTCAAACCATTTTTGTGTATTATGGTGATCAGCATCACTCATGATAAAATCAAATGTTTTGCCACAATTGAATACATACTCGCGTTCGTCACTGGTAACAATGTTGATATATTGGCTGTACTTTTCTACAGCTTCAGGAGGGCATGTGCCCGATCGCATAGTATCCGGGTCACCGCCCCAGGCACGTTCTAACCATAAGTCTACTAGAGTAAACTCAAACGGTTGCTGATTAAACTGTAGGGCTTCTAGTATTGCATCAGTAGTAGTACCAGATCCTAAACCTAATTCTAGTATGCGTTGAGGTTTTTGGCTTTTGACGATACCATTGATTAAGGCCACGTGTGCCTCATCAACCTGGATACCATCTAGAGTATTGAATTGTTGCATTGTTTTTGTTACAATATATTGATTAATAAATATTTATATGCGTATATTTGACTGCTTTACATTTTACAATGAACTCGATCTATTAGAAATACGCCTTAAAGAATTATACAACACAGTGGATGTGTTTGTCATTGTTGAAGGCACTAGTACATTTACCAATCGTGCTCGCACTCCGTTATTTCCACAACATTATGATAGATTTAAACCTTATGCAGATAAGATTAGGTATTTGCCTGTCAACTTACCCGGAGACCCAAATCCATGGGTAAACGAAGAAGCACAACGTAATGCAATATTGCATTGCCTAACTGATGCAGAAGATGATGACATTATGATCGTATCTGATGTTGATGAAATACCTCGTCCGGCAGCAGTTGAATACATACGCCAATCAGATCAAATAATCTTTGCCATGCGTATGACATTAAGCAACTTTAAATTTAACTATATGCGCTTTGAGCCAGCACGTTATGATGTTTGGGCAATGGCCGGCAGGGGCAGTGTGTTTAAAGAAATAACACCTAACCAATTGCGTAATTTCCGTTTTAACTTCTTTGGTGCCGAATATCAACACAAGAACCAAGGTTGCGAAGTCATTGAACATGCTGGATGGCATTTTGGTTACATGGGCGACAACGACTACCTACGTGATAAAGCACAGAGTTTTAGTCACACAGAAGTCAATACACCTGAGTTCCTGGCACAGATTGATTTAGATAAAAGTATTGCCGAAGGCAAAGAATGGAATCGTTCAGCTGATGCTACATATAAGATAGTTGACCTAGACAACTACTTTCCTGCCAGCTGTCGGCAGTACACAGACTTTATATTGGCCAATTCTGGTGAGAAGATAATTGATTTCTTACCGCCATACCCGTATAATAAATAGTATTATTCAATAATCTCGGAGTTTCAATGAGCAAAACAGTTTTGATAACTGGTGGCGCAGGTTTTATTGCCCACCACGTTATAGATAAAATCCTACTTAGTACAGACTGGAATATCGTTAGTCTTGATAGACTTGACATTAGTGGTAATCTAAATCGATTACACGACATGTTAAAGGAACATGACCCTGCAGTAATAGCCAAGCGTATGCGTATCATATTCCATGATATCAAGGCAGAACTAAACGAAATGATCGTTAAAGATATTGGTCCAGTAGACATTGTTTTGCATCTAGCTGCATCATCGCATGTAGATCGTTCAATTACTTACCCTATGGAGTTTGTGTTAGACAATACCGTTGGTACTGTTAACATGTTAGATTATGCTAGAAAAAATTTACCTAACCTCGAACGTTTCGTTTACTTTTCAACAGACGAAATTTTTGGGGTTGCTCCACCCGGGGTATCTTATAAAGAGTATGATCGGTACAACAGCACCAACCCGTATAGCGCGAGCAAGGCAGCAGCCGAAGAATTTTGTGTGGCGTACGAAAACACTTATAAGATGCCTATTGTAGTTACACACACTATGAACGTGTTTGGCGAACGTCAGCATCCCGAGAAGTTTATTCCTATGTGCATCCAACGTGCCCGTGATGGTGAGAAAGTTTTTATTCACTCTAACCCAGAGAAAACAGAAGCTGGTACACGAATGTACATACATGCAAGGGATGTAGCTGAAGGTCTAATGTTTATTTTGCAAAACTTGCCTAAGGACTATAAACACACAGGCGATTACGGACACGCACACTGCCCTAAGTTCAACCTAGTAGGCACAGAAGAGGTTGATAATCTAACACTTGCTAAGTGGATTGCGGAAGCGCAAGGTCGAGAGTTAAACTACGAAATGGTAGATTTTCATAGTAGTCGTCCGGGACATGACCTGCGTTACGCACTAGACGGTGGCCTACTTAAAGATCTAGGTTGGGAACCACGTATTAAACTTAGCGAACGCATTGCTGAAATGACTAAGTGGACCCTAGAAAACACACGCTGGTTAAGCAAGTAATGTTTAAAAACGTTGATTTAGTTGTAGTTGGTGCCGGCTTCTTTGGTAGCGTAGTTGCTGAACAGGCTAGCCGAGATGGCTTTCAGGTTGCTGTGATTGATAGTCGCAATCATATTGGTGGCAACTGTTATACTGAGTTTGATCCGGAGACTGGTATAAATGTACATCGTTATGGTTCTCATATATTTCATACAGATAATAAAGAAATCTGGGACTATGTAAATCAATTTACTGAGTTTAACAACTACCGACATATCTGCAAAACAAGTCATCAAGGTGTAGTTTACCCCATGCCTATTAACTTGGATACAATAAACAAGTTTACTGGTAATGAGTTTAACCCTGCAGACGCAGCTCGTTGGTTAGAAGAACAAAAAGTACACTATGATGATCCTAAGAACTTTGAAGAGCAAGCACTAAGTTTGCTAGGTTCTAAATTGTATCATGCGTTTGTGCAGGGATACACACAAAAGCAGTGGGAAACTGATCCTAAAGAACTACCTGCTAGTGTTGCTAAACGTTTACCTGTTTATACAGACTACCGAACAGACTACTATCCTAACAACAATAGATATCAAGGCATACCAGTTGACGGTTACACACCAATATTTGAAAAGATGTTGGCACATGACAACGTTACAGTACACTTAAACACTTGTTGGGAAGATGTAAAACATCTGGCACGTGAAAAGTTGGTGGTCTACACTGGCCCAATTGATGCTTTCTATGATTATTGCTATGGCCAACTAAATTGGCGCACACTAGATTTTGAATACCGTACAGAAAATACCAACGACTACCAGGGTGTCGCTGTATTAAATTATCCCGACACGGATGTAAAGTGGACACGTGAAGTAGAACATCGACACTTTCATCCTGAACGTCGTGTAGCTGATGGAAAAACGGTAATTGGTAGAGAGTTTAGCCGCACTGCAACACAAGATGACGTTCCTTATTATCCTGTTAAGACACCAGAGGATATGGAAATGTTTGCACAATACCGTAGTTTAACAGAAAAAGAGCCCAACGTGATCTTCGGCGGCCGCTTAGGCGAATACATGTACTACGACATGCACCAAGTTATTGGTAGTGCATTGGCCACGTATCGTAAACGAGTTAAAATTGAATTGACTAACAGAGATTATTAAAGTAGAATATATTATGACTAAACATGCATTTATCGTAACCAGCGCAATTAACAGTAAATTTGGAGTATACAGTCCACGTGAGCGTTTAGACCAAACACTAAACACTATCGCCACAATTAAACAACGTGTGCCCGATGCGTTGATTGTTGTTATGGAAGTCTGCGGCACACCTATTAAGGATTTACAAGCCAATCAACTTAAAGAAGTATGCCATGTGTTCATTGATTGCAGTACAGATGAAGATGTACAAGCTCTATACGACAATGACAACTGGGACGTAGTTAAGAACGGTACAGAGATCATGTGCTTTAGTCGCGTACTTGGTATCTTACAACAAGAAAACATGTTAAATGGATTTGACCGTGTACACAAAGTATCAGGAAGATATCTGCTCAATGATGATTTTAAATTAGATCTTTACGAACGTGATGATATTAAAGATAAGATTGTTATTGGCCCTGCACAACCTAGTCAATTCCCGCCTGAAGTTACACAAGTACCGTTGCAATACATGGCACGTCTATGGTCTTGGCCTACTACAATGACCGATGAAGTTATACAAGTTTACCTAGATAGCTTTAACTTCTTTGCTGAACGCCTTGCTAATGGCGGGTATGTAGACATTGAACATGTATTGTATAAATTCTTACCACAAGAACACGTACACAACGAACCTTTGCTTGGGGTCGAAGGACATATTGCACCAAACGGCGTACAGATTAAGAACTAATGAATAATTGCGATCCTATTACCAGTTGTGTGGCCTGTGGCAGCACAGATTTAACACCTACATTAGATCTAGGTGAGCAGCCATTGGCCAATAACTTCAGGTCTACCACAGCAGTTGAGCCACGTTATCCGTTGGCCATTAACCGTTGCAACGATTGCAATCATCTACAGCTAACACACGCAGTAGATCCTGCACTAATCTATACCCACTATCTCTATGTTAGTGGCACAAGTCGGACTTATGTTGAATACATGGATTGGTATGCACGTTTTGTACGTGAACAGTTCGATCATTGGCCCACTACAGTACTAGATATTGGCTGCAATGATGGTAGTCAACTTGATGCATTTAAACGTTTAGGGTTTAAAACATATGGTGTGGATCCTGCAAAGAATCTACACGCAGACACAGTAGCAAAAGGACATCAAGTTATATGCGACTTCTGGCCAACTGATCAAGGCTTTGATACACAGTTTGATGTTATTACCGCACAGAACAGTTTTGCACACAATCCAAATCCCTTAAATTGGTTATTGGCCGCTAGACAGCGAATGACCAATACCGGAATGATTTTTATCAGCACAAGTCAAGCCGATATGGTTGTCAATAGTGAGTTTGATACTATCTATCACGAACACATTAGTTTCTACAACGCCACAAGTATGCAGGCATTAGCAGAACGTGCAGGTCTACACTTAATTGATGTAGTTAAAACACCCATACATGGCACCAGTTATATCTTTATTCTAGCTAGACGGCCTAAGAATACACAAAGAGTTGAAAACATTCTAGCAATGGAAGCGGCTGCAGGATTAACTGATCCCAATACCTATAGAGGTTGGGCATCGGATGTTGCAACTCTTATTGGGGATCTACGTGATACGGTAGCAGACTATAGATCACAAGGGTATAAGATTGTGGGATATGGTGCGGCAGCTAAGGGCATGACTGTAATTAATGCAAGTGGTATTGAGTTAGATGCAGTTGTAGACGATAATCCTTTAAAACAAGGAACTTTATGCCCGGGCGCAGACATTCCTGTTGTAAGTATTAACTATCTTGAACGTCTTGCAGAAGATGAACAGGTATTGTTTATACCATTGGCATGGAATTTCTATCGTGAAATTAAATCTAAGATACTTAAAACAAGAAATAATCTAAATGATCGTTTCATGACCTACTTCCCTAATATTAGAATAGAACGATGAAATTAGAAAAGTCAATTAACATACTATTACAACGCCGTGCTGCAATTGGCGATGTAGTAATGACCACTGGGGTAGTTAGAGAACTAAAGGCACGTTATGGTAGCAATGCCAATATTGACGTTGCCACAGACTTTGCGGGCATTTATAGAAATAATCCGCACATACGTAACGTCTTTCCTGTAGACCAAATACCAGCAGTAAACAATAGATATGATGTTTATATTAATCTCGACGATGCATATGAACTTAATCCAACAGAACACTATGTAGACAACTACTTCTATCGTGCATTTGGGCAACTAGGTCTAGATCAATCAACAGAATTATTCCCCACAGAAGAAGATTCCACTAAGGTATTGAACTTTGCTTACCAGAATGAACTAGATAGTTATATTGTTATTCATATGCGTAACTGGCATTGGACTGCAAAAAACATTAATGCCGACATTTGGTTTGAAGTTTTTGCACAACTGTTTGAAACTCGCACAGACTTTAAGATTGTAACAGTGGGCGGCGAAACAGACCTGTTTATCGAAGACCATCCACTATTTGTTGATGCACGTACTAAGTTCAATGATCAACAGTTAAAGGTCCTATGTGACGGTGCAAAAGCATTTGTTGGCATTGATTCAGGTCCTTATTGGGCTGCAAGTGCCAGTTCGACGCACATAGTTGCACTGCTAACACATCTGCGACCCGAAGTAATCTTGCCTTATCGTAACAACCAGCTGGGATACAATACCACAGTGGTACAGACACTAGAAGATTGTCGCGGGTGCAATGACGTACAGGCTCGTCCAGTGAGACAGTTAGTATGTAGCAAGGGCAACACACCTTGCTCAAGCAATTTTAACTCAAAGGATATAGCAGCGGCTATATTAAAACAACTATGATAGTACTAGCACCAATCAGCATTGGCGAATTAATTGATAAGATTACAATCTTAGAGATCAAAATGGTTAATATTCGTGACTCTGCAAAATTAAAAAACGTAGAACGCGAATTAGATGAATTAAAAACTATCTTGTCTAAGTTAGATCTTCCGGACATTACACAGTTAAAGAAAGACTTGGGCTATGTCAATGCTGATCTCTGGATGATTGAAGATTTCAAACGCCGCTGCGAACAAGAGCAGGATTTTAGCAGTGAATTTATTCGTGCCGCAAGACAAGTATATCAAATGAACGACGAACGTGCCCGTATCAAACGTGAAATTAACAGTCTCTGCGGCAGCACTATCGTAGAAGAAAAGAGCTATGCAAACGTTTAAGCATTCTGGAACACTAGGCGATCTTATCTACAGCCTTCCCATTGTTAAAAAGATGGGTGGTGGCGAATATAAAGTTGCTATTAACAACATTGAAGAATGTGTAGCCAAGTATAGCTGTGGCAATCCCGAGTGGGCACGAGTAGATCCTGCACATGTTGGCCGCTTTAAAGAAAGCGACTACTATAAACTCAAGCCATTGCTAGAGCGTCAGCCTTACATACAGACAACTAGTATGTGGCACAAAGGTGATGCCGAACCTGATGTAGATCTAGATCACTTTCGTAGCGTACAGTTTAGAACTTTTGAGGGAAACTATGTGCAGGGATATCATCTTGCATTCAATATTCCTTTTAACATGTCCGACTATGACGAGCCCTGGTTAGAAGCAGACCCCAATCCTGTGGCGCCAATTGTAGTTTATAGATCTAGTAGATACAATGATCCAGAAGGCATTGCTGCATGGAAAGATATTGTTAAAGACGTTGACCTAGCCAGCAATGGAACATTTGTTGGTGTTGAATCTGAGCGTCAAGAGTTTATTAGGGACATTGGTGTTGATGTACCTTTGTGTCCTATTAACGGGTTCCTAGAACTCGCTAACGTTATTGCCGGTGCCCAGCTGGTAATATGCAATCAAAGTTTCATTTACAGTCTAGCAATGGGTCTAGGCAAAGACACTGTACTTGAAACAATGAAAATGAAACCTCTACAAAACAACGAGTGTTTCTTTCCAAGAACTAATGTTCAGTATTTCTAAAGTATAAATAATTTTGCGGGTTGTGTTGTTGACAGACTCGCATTTTCTATTATATAATCACATTTTTATTTTAAAGGAGTTTATGATGAAGCTTAAACCGCTACATGATAGGGTTGTAGTCCGCCGTGTTGACAGTGAATCTGTAACCAAAGGTGGCATCGTTATCCCAGATGCCGCAGCCGAGAAAGCCGATCAAGGCACAGTATTAGCAGTGGGCCCTGGCAAGTATAATGCCTCAGGTGAACTAGTTGAACTTGGCGTTACTGCTAACGACCGTGTGCTATTTGGTAAATTCGCCGGACAGACTGTTAAAGTTGACGGAGAAGAATTTCTCATTCTAAAAGAGGAAGACATCCTCGCCGTAATTAATTAAGGAGAATAATATGGCTGCAAAAGACGTAAATTTTGGTAATGACTCACGTGCAAAAATGGTTGAGGGTGTGAACATCCTGGCCAATGCAGTTAAAGTCACACTTAGCCCTAAAGGCCGTAACGTAGTAATTGAACGCAGTTTTGGTGGCCCCGCAGTTACCAAAGACGGTGTTACAGTTGCCAAGGAAATTGAATTAAAAGACAAGCTCCAGAACATGGGCGCACAAATGGTTAAAGAAGTAGCAAGCCGCACAGCAGACAATGCCGGTGATGGTACAACTACTGCTACAGTTCTTGCACAAGCAATTGTCAAGGAAGGTATGAAGTATGTTACTGCTGGCCATAACCCAATGGATTTGAAGCGTGGTATTGATCGTGCAACAGCCGCCGCAGTTGATGCACTTGCTACAATTAGCAAGCCTTGCGAAACTGATGCAGAGATTGCACAAGTTGGTAGCATCAGTGCTAACGGCGACAATGGTATTGGTAAGATGATTGCTGATGCTATGGCTCGTGTTGGTAAAGAAGGTGTTATCACAGTTGAGTCTGGCAAGTCATTGCATGACGAGTTGGACGTAGTTGAAGGTATGCAGTTTGATCGTGGTTATCTAAGCCCATACTTTATCAACAACCAAGAAAAGCAAACAGTTGAATTAGACAATCCATTTGTTCTATTGTTTGACAAAAAGATCAGCAACATCCGTGATATGATTCCAGTATTGGAAGCAGTGTCTAAAGCAGGTAAGCCATTGCTTATCGTTGCAGAAGATGTTGAAGGCGAAGCATTGGCAACCCTTGTTGTTAACAACATGCGTGGCACAGTTCGCACCTGCGCTATCAAGGCTCCAGGCTTTGGTGATCGCCGTAAGGCCATGTTGGAAGACTTGGCTGTATTGACAGGCGGTCAAGTTGTTGCAGAAGAACTAGGTCTTACACTAGACAAAGTTACTGCTGAACATTTGGGCATGGCAGGCCGCGTTGAAGTAAGCAAAGAAAACACAATCATTGTTGAAGGTGCAGGAGACAAGGCTGCAATCGAAGCCCGTGTTGCCGCTATTCGCGCACAGATGGAAGAAGCCACAAGCGAGTACGACAAAGAGAAGTTGCAAGAACGTGTTGCTAAACTAGCAGGCGGTGTTGCAGTTATCAAAGTTGGTGCCGCTACCGAAGTAGAAATGAAAGAGAAGAAAGATCGTATTGACGATGCTCTACATGCTACTAAGGCCGCCGTCGAAGACGGTATCGTTCCTGGCGGTGGTGTTGCATTGATCCGTGCCCGTCAGGCTATTGCAGGTTTGAAAGGTGATAACAGCGATCAAGATGCGGGTATTGCTATTGTACTACGTGCAATGGAAGAACCACTACGTTGCATCGTAAGCAATGCAGGCGAGTCAGCAGACGTAGTATTGAACTCTGTTAAAGAAGGCACAGGTAACTACGGTTACAATGCCGCTACTGAGCAATACGTTGACATGTTGGCTGCTGGTGTTATTGACCCAACTAAGGTATCTAAAACTGCTCTAGTTAACGCCGCAAGCGTTGCAGGTCTATTGTTAACAACAGAGTGTGCGATTTTTGATCTTCCAAAAGATCCCGGAAATCCACAACCTAACATGCCACCAATGATGTAATAACACATCACCCCTAAACCCGCTTCGGCGGGTTTTCTTTTGGGTGCATAAATACAGTAACGGAGCAACCCATGATTAATTTATATGTAAACAGTACACAAGACCAAGAAGGCATTGAAGCATTGATGCGTTGGAGTCAGGAAAAAGAAGTGGCATTATATTTTGCAGATTTAAATGAAGATGCAAAAGTTGTAGTGGCACAACATAACCTAAATAATTTACCAGTTTTATTTGACATTGGTCACAAACAAGATGATATGTCAGGTGACATCACCTGCACACAGTTGGCAGTTGGTGTAAACGCTATTTTGGCATACACACTATAAATTGGTTAAACCATAACTAACCCGCTTCGGCGGGTTTTTTTATGAAAAAGATTTCTGTGTTACAATTATGGCATGAAAGTTGTAAAAACACACAAAAATTGGGTATTAGGCCGACGTGGATATCCTGTTGCTTTTCGATTTAAGCCACGGGGACTTTTACCAAAACAATACAGCATGATTACCAATTGGTTAAAAGATAATCGCGGCCCCGAAGCACATTTTTCATTCCACGATGAGCACGAAGACTATCGGTGGACAACCCATATGGCTCGTGGAAAAACCTGGAGAGATTCTAATACCTATTTTATTGGTCTTAAAGAAGAAACAGACGTTACAGTAATTTTGTTAACATTGGCAGAATCATTATGAAATTAATAACAGTGCATGACCGCATGAAGCTACACCAATATGGATATCGTGTGGCCCTGCGGTTTGAAGGTTACAACGACGAATACAATCGTGTAAGGCGATGGTTAGAAGCTAATCGTGGGCCCGACGGTATGTGGTCCGGTGGCCGCGCTGATTGGTACAGCCACAGTGGCAAAGCCTATTGGGATAGTGTAGAAAATGGAAGTCGACAATGGAACAGACGTCATTACATCGGACTTCGTTCTAAAGAAGATGCACTACTTGTTATGTTAGCAGCCTCATGAAAGATCTAAATTGGTATTTAAAATGGACTGCAACAGCTATTCTTATCGTAGGAACAGCAGTTAACAGTTTGGGCTACTACCCTGCTGGTCCAATAATCTTGGCCGTTGGCGGCCTGCTTTGGCTAGTTGTTAGTATACGCTGGCGTGAAGCCAGTTTAATTGTAGTAAACAGCGTAATGACTGCAACGGGTATAGCGGGTTTAATACTAAAGTATTACAATTTGTTGTGAAAATGCAACAGGCCCAAAATGGATTCTGTGCTATAATAGTGACTTATTAACACAGCACAGGAGCTAGAAATGACAGCACACATTCAGATTATTAAAGGTGCATACCGCACTTTTGATGTTTCGGGAAAAGTGTTTGAGTTAGTAGAGCAGTACAAACAAACTGCTCGCGGTGGATACGTAACCGTTGCAAACGGCGGAGCCTTTCCTGGCTTCCCAGAGCAGATTCGTGTCAAAGTCGATGGGATCGACAGCTACAACTTTGTTGGTAATGAAGGACACCACGTGAGTAACGCAATTGGATTTATCGCAGATGCACAAGTTGCAAATTCTGCACCTGTAGAAACAGACGAACAAGCAATGGATCGTATTCGTGATAACTTTGAAATACTGCATGAGATGACCAAGGCCACAGTCAATGGCGACATCCGTGCTATGATTGTTAGTGGCCCCCCTGGTGTGGGTAAGAGTTTCGGTGTTGAACAAGAAATCGAAAAAGCCACACTGCTGGATCAAATCGCTGGGCGCCGTCTTCGTGCAGAAGTTATCAAAGGTGCGGCCACTCCCATTGGCCTGTATCAAACACTTTACAAATACAGCGACCCTAACTGCGTGGTTGTGTTTGATGACTGCGACAGCATTTTGCTTGACGATGTTTCGTTGAACTTGCTCAAAGGTGCGTTGGACTCGGGTAAGAAGCGTAAGATTAGTTGGTTGAGCGACAGTAGCCTGTTGCGCCGCGAAGGCATCCCTACACAGTTTGAGTTCCGTGGCAGTGTTATCTTTATCAGTAACATCAAGTTCGACCACATGAAATCGCAAAAGCTCAAAGATCACCTTGAAGCCTTGCAATCACGTTGTCACTATCTTGACTTGACTCTTGACACTATGCGTGACAAGATTCTGCGTATTAAACAGATCGCTAAGGATGGCGCACTGTTTGCTGACATGGATCTTGAGCAGATTGCACAAGACGAAGTCATTGCATTTATGGAAACAAATCAAAACAAGTTGCGTGAAATGAGCTTGCGTATGGCAATTAAGGTTGCACAGTTGCGTCAGAGCTTTCCTGAAACTTGGATGCGTATGGCTAAGACTTGTATGAAGCCGGCTTAATAGTTTTTGTAGGTGAGCGGTGTTATGGGGCAATGTCAATAAGTCCCCAACTTTTTGGAGAAACTTATGTATCAAATTTGGGACGGTGATTTGTTTATGTTTAGTGTAGATAACAGCGACGAAGCTGATATGTACATTGAAGAAGGCTTTACTGTAAAGGCGGTGACGTATGGATAAGTATGGACAAATTACAATGCTGGCAGAAGCCGCTTTGTTGATTCAACAAGTTTTGCAAGTGTGCGATCCTAACTATGCAGATGATCTGCAAGATATGGCCGAACAGATTGCCAATATTGCTGATCAAATTGAAGGAGTTGCACAATGAAACAGCGTGGCTTTACACTTATTGAACTAATGGTTGTCATTGTGATAATCGGTATTGTGGGCATTACAGTGGTTAACATTGTAATGGGCGCGGCAGTAGGTTCTTCTGTTAGCTGGGGCATTAACGGTATGACCGAAAGCCGTTGTATCGAAGGATACAAGTTTATCATTACACAAGACAGCACCCGTCAAATTCTAGATGAGTTTGGCAAAGGCGTAAGGTGCGATAATGGGCTCCGATAAAGAGTTCTTTGGTACAATACTAGCGATGTTTGCACTTATGTGTGGGCATCCTTTTGTTGCATTGTTTATTTTTTTAATAGCTGTGTCAAAATGAAACAAAAAACTGTTACAATTGAAGTTACAAACCAGGGTGCAGTGTATGTAAACAATACTCGCATTACTGGACGTGAAACCAAGTGGGGTGTACACCAAACAGTGTTCTCAACTAAATGCCCGAGTAACTCAGTGTCAAGTACACTACGTGAAAACAACTACGGTCACATCAGACTTGATGCAGACTACATGAAAGATTTAGGAGTACAGTAATGCCTTGCCAAAGTTATGGTGATGATTGGACCCGTGAAAACGATTCCTCCAGAAAACTCAAAGCACTTAAAAAAGAAGCTGACATGCTGGCACGTATTGCCTGCAAAGCACTTACTGAGCTTGAAGCAAACGGCGTAGAAGATCTGCTACTACTTAAAGACGATGAAGTCCGTGCATGGTGGAAAAAGCACAAAGAAGATGATGCCCGTGAGCAGGCACGAGTTGCTGAGATTGAACGCAAAGAGCGTGTTAAAGCAGAAGCATTAGCTAAACTATCTAGCGAAGAACGTGAGATATTGGGCATAGCACCAAAAAAGCGTTCTAAGAAACCTGCAGTAGTTGAAGATATCAGCTTCAATGAAGATGAGGATGAAAATATAATTGATTTAAACGTGCATGATCCAGATGCTGAATACTCCGACGATGAAATCATCGATCTAGGCGGCGGCATTAAAGTTAGAATGAATCGGAGATAACAATGAGTGGCTACAACTTGATACTAAAAGTCAAACGTCTTGAAGACACATTGCATCGACTAGGTATGCGTTGGGGCCAGCATCAGTCTGGTTGGCATGGTGTAGAGCAAGAAGATATGCTGTCTGTATATCCACGTGATGAAGAACTGCCTGTTTATGCTCGTGATGCATGTCTGTTTACAGGCACACTTAACCAACTTGAAACTTGGATCATTGGTATTGAATGGGCCCGTTCATACGACATGGTTACTCGTGTTAGTGATGAAAAGAAACGTGCCCGTCGAGAACAAGATCGTCGCAACGAAAACTTGGTGCGCCGACTAAAGGATGAAAAGATTGAGGAGTTGGCTTAATGAACTACAATATGCATGTTGAAACTCTTGACGGAACTATCATTGACGTCCCGCCAACACTGGATATCAAATACCCAAACCAGATGAACTCATTTGCTGAAGGGTTGGCCAAAGGTGATACAAACCCACAGGTCTACATTTCTGTTTGGAAACATGACAAAGGTGAAGTTCGCAAAAAGTTCTACAGTGACGCATGTTGGTCTCTAGAAACATTTGCTTTGGAAATGTTTGAGCAGATGTGCCGAGAACACGATTGGTATTATGAGTACAGCGACGATCACAATGTTTGGAAACGTGGCCGCGTCGCTTATTCAAACCTTCAAAGCAAATACCAATGGATGTTGACAAAGTGCCCCGATGCCGCAAACGTTATTTGGGAAATGCACAATCCGTTTCTAAAAAATAAAGAACATGTTTAAATTTTTTCGACGTGTAATAAAAGGGGCAGGCTATCTTGAAGGATACGGGCATCATCCTGGGACACTACTTTTGGCAGTGTTTATTCTTTGTTGTGGTCTTGCTGGGATTAAAAACGGAAAAGTATTTGGATTTTTTGGAGGCATGGCATTTGGTGCAATCTGCATGGGGCCGTTTTACATTATCGGGTGCGTTGAACGTGCAAAAGGCTATGAAGAAGCCGTGGTCCGTACTTTTAACCGTCTTAAAGAGGAATAATGAAGTGAAACCAATTAAACGTGAATATAAAGTAGCCCACACCAAGGGAGATCAGGGTAAAGGTGACATTACTGGATACTTTATCACAGATGCACACGACAATGACGAACTAGACGAACGCCCGGTGTTGATGTCATTTCCGGTTAGTATCTTGTATCCTCGACGTGATCAAGAACAACGTGCAGAAGAATATGCTGAATACATGAATAAGATTGTTCGTGCTACAATGCAAGCATACGAAAACAACAATCTAATGGAAGTTCTTAAAGGAGAAAACAATGGATAAATGGATTGCAATTTGTTGTGTTGGTGTTATAGGCGCATTGTTTGCACCCGTTGGCATTATGGAATACAGCAAATACCAGTGTCGCATCGAAGCTATTAAGGCCGGCGTCGAAGCAGACAAAATCAACATGGCCTGTGGAGTTAAATAATGTTTGGAATTTTTCTTGGTATTTTTCTTGCCATTGTTGCAGTCGTTGGGGGCTTTTTGTTTGCACAACGAACACTAGGCATTGTGGTAGGTGCTGTAGTATTTGCAGTTGCCTTTGTATTTGAATGTTTCACTATTGTGCCTCCAGGACACGTGGGTGTTCAAGTTACAATGGGTACAGTTAATCCTGTTGCATTACAACCCGGTGTTAATTTTGTTAACCCAATTTCAAGTGTGCGAAATGTTGAAATTCGAGTTAAACGTGCGGACTTGAAAGAAGCACAAGCAGGTACCAAAGACTTGCAGTCTGTGCATACCGATATTGTTATTCAGTATCGTATGAGCCCCGAAAAGGTTCCTACTATCTACAGCCAGTTTGGTCTTAATGTGGATGACAAGATTCTGGGCCCCGGTGTTAACGAAGCGTTCAAGGCTGTAACTGCTCACTATAACAGTGAAGAACTGATTACCAAGCGTGATCAAGTTAGTGCAGAAATCCTTAACCATGTTCGTGCAAAGGTTGCTCCGTTTGACATTGATGTGCAAGGTATTAGTTTAGTGAACTTTGGATTCTCAGCAGAATACCAAAAGGCCATTGAAGCTAAAGTTATTGCTACTCAGCAAAAGCAAAAAGCTGAACAGGACTTAGAGCGTATCAAAGTTGAAGCACAAAGCCGTATTGCACAGGCCGAAGGTGAAGCTAAAGCTATTGCTATTCAAGCCAGTGCTATTCAGAACCAAGGTGGCGCGGCTTACGTGCAATTGAAGGCAATTGAAAAGTGGGATGGTAACTTGCCCAATGTTATGTCAGGTGCTATGCCTTTCATTAATGTAGGAAAATAAAATGAAACTGTTTGGACGCACTGGCGGTTACTATTTGTTCTGGACTGGCTTTGTTTACTTCTTTACAGGTATGTTTAACATCTTTGTATATAAGTTTACTGAATCAGAATACATTCAAATTGCGTGGATTCTAGTACTGATGTTACCGCTACTCGTCCGACCAGTTGCTGACTATTTTAATATGAGGGTTCTCTGGGAATGAAACTTTGTAAATCTTGTGGAGACCCTGCATACGTCTGCTGTGACTTCTGTGTACACTATGACTTTAATCCAGATAAAGAAAATGTATACACAGATAACGGCTGGTGCAGGAAACACAAAGAACACAAAGACCCTGAAGAGATGTGTGACTCGTTTAGTTGCGAAGACCATCCAGATAATGTTCGAGCAAAGAAACAAAAAGAACGGCGTGTTGAAATTTCTAAGAAATTAAACGGGCGTGTTGCTAATCATTAAATATTTGTATGAGTAACGATACAGCAAAATTTTTAAACTCACGTAGACGTCATAAAACTGACGTAGCAATTGCTAGACAAGTACGCATTGCAAAATCACATGGTACATACAATCGGGCAAATATTAAGCAGCCACATAGGCTAGCAAAACATCATGCCATGGATTGTGGTAATCCCAATTGTTACCTCTGTGGGAATCCACGCAAAACACACAAAGACAAGTTAACAGCACAAGAACATAGATTATTTCAAGACGTTGAAGAACAACGTGATCGTCACAGTAACGGCCTGCCCATTGTAGACGAAGAATAAATTTAATTGCGGGCATTTTTCATTTAGCTCCTTGTATACCGCAATTTTTGCCCCCGTAACTGGGGGCTTTTTCTTTGACTTAAACGGCCAACTCTGTTAAAATACTATTATGAAAAAATACAGCACAGTAGAAGAATATCTTGAAGTGTTAGCCGGTTACAGAGACTCTGTAACCACTAAAGTTAATACTAATTGGTTTTTTAATTTTGACCCTATCATCAGCTTGGCTAGATATGATGTGAATGTATTGACTAGCATGTCCGAAACGGTTATTGGCAACAAGCCCCTAACAGAAAAACAAGCAGGATTATTGTGCAAGATACTACTAAAGTATCAACGTCAGTTTGCTGCACACGGAATTGATGTTAGTCCAGTGGAAACTCCTGTCTGGCGAGTGCGTCCCAGACAAATGGACTATACAAGAAGATTATCAATTGAAAATGATAAGATTGTTCTTCGCTTTCCTTTTAACACTAAGCTAATTGATGATATTAGGTCATTTAGACAGTCCTGTCAGGGTAGTGCAAGATTTGATAGAGATGCAAAAGCCTGGCGTATTGGATTAAGTGAATATAATGTTAATTGGTTGCATACATGGGCATCGGCAAATGAGTTTGAAATCTCCAAAGAAATTGATGATCTCAATTCTGTAATCTTAACAGCAGAACAAACACCCTACAGTATCGAATTACAATATGGGCCCGAGCAGTTAGAGATAACCAATTGCCCTTCGAGCCTGCGCGACTATGTTAATGAACACTTAGGTGGGTTTGCACACGATAATTTATTGCGGTTAGTAGATTCAAGTAGCCTATTGGGTATTACAATCGAAGACGATCTTCGTACAGTTATTAACCAGAACTGGGGAAGTAGGTTCCTTCAGCTGGCCAGCAATACCGAAGTACGAGTAAACCCAGATGCACAAACGGTTGACGATGACCTAGCAAGTGTGTTAGACTATGCTGTGCAGGTAAATAGGTTGCCTGTTGTAATTTATGAGCCAGATTTAAGTGAACGTTTGCTGTTACAGTTACGTAAATTATATCCTGCAGAAGATATCTTAACAGTAGGTAACATGAAAAAACCAGTGATCGATCCCAGCAAGAAGTTTATTCATACGCACAAGCCTTTACGTAGTCTAGAGCGTATTCCTATGTTAATTAGTAGTGCTGGAATGATATTTGGCGGCGACAAACAGTATATGTCTCAGGCTAGTGAGAAGATTGTTTATGTTGCAGCCGAAGTATATAATACAGGAGGATCGGCCGGAAATAAAACCCGGAAGGTAGTTAAACTTGCAAGCAAAACTAATAATTAAAGACGAAGTAAACGTTAAGATAGAAGGCCTAGACGTTAGTACTCGCAAAAAACTAGTAGATAGATTTAAGTATGAAATACCGGGCGCACGTTATTTGCCCGCAGTTAGATTAGGTCGCTGGGATGGTAAAGTAAGCTACTTTCAACTTGGCGGAAGTAGTTATATTAATCTATTACCCGATATACTCGCTATTATAGACAGCGAAGGCTACGACATTGAACTAGAAGACCTACGCACTTACAATAGAGAAATTGTATTTGACGAGTTCAAAGAAGATACCTTTGCACATAAGACCTGGCCCGCAGGGCATCCCTCTGCTGGACAGCCTATTATGTTCAGGGATTATCAAGTTGAAATCATAAACAACTTTTTACAGAATCCGCAAAGCGTACAGGAAATTGCCACAGGCGCAGGCAAGACTATTATGACTGCGGCACTGAGTCTAATGGCAGAACGCTATGGTAAGAGTGTTGTTATTGTACCTAACAAAGATCTAGTAAAGCAAACAGAAGCAGACTATCGCAACCTAGGACTAGACGTAGGCGTTTACTTTGGTGATCGTAAAGAAGTCGGTCATACACATACTATCTGCACCTGGCAGAGTCTAAACATCTTGCTAAAGAACAGCGAAGGTCGCAACACCGAAGATGAGCCTGCTAGTCTCAGATTAATTAAAGATCCTACAGATTACATCATTGGAGATCTAGTGGATGGTGTTGCCTTAGTTATGGTAGACGAAGTACACATGGCCAAAGCAGATGCACTAAAGACATTACTAACCAGCGTGTTTGCTCGTGTACCTATTCGCTGGGGTCTAACTGGTACCGTGCCAAAAGAAGAATATGCAGCCGTTAGTATCTACTGTAGTTTAGGTGCAGTAGTAGGCAAACTAAGTGCAAGCGAACTTCAAGAAGCCGGTCACCTTGCACAGTGCCATGTAAATATAGTACAATTACAAGACCACGTTGAGTATAAAGACTATCAAAGCGAATTAAAATATCTAACTACCACAGCAGCCCGCATTGCCTATATGGCACGTTTAATTGATAAGATCAAAGACGGCGGCAATACACTGGTTCTAGTGGATCGCATTGAAACAGGTAAAATGCTACAGGCAGAATTAAGCACCTTGTTTAGTCTATTAAGTGATAAACCCGATGTGGCATTTGTCAGTGGATCAACTAAAGCCACAGACCGGAAAGAAGAGTATGACGACGTTGCAACTGCTAATAACAAGATTATTGTGGCGACTTATGGTGTGGCCGCTGTGGGTATTAATATCCCTAGGATTTTTAATTTGGTTCTTGTGGAACCCGGAAAGAGCTTTGTCCGAGTTATACAAAGCATTGGGCGCGGCATTAGAAAAGCAGAAGACAAAGACTTCGTACAAATCTGGGATGTCACTTCGACATGCAAGTTTGCGAAGCGACACCTCACTAAGCGTAAGGCCTTTTACAAAGAGGCGAACTATCCTTTCGCGGTTGAGAAAGTAGAATGGCAATAATAAATGAAAATTTTAACATTAGAAAACACAGCATACGAACTTAATGAAATTCCCGACGAAATTGAAGATTTGCGTTTTGCAGTACTAGATAATAGCGATCCAAAAAATCCCGATTACTTTTATATACCCTTAATCTTCTTAGAAAGTTTTAATGCACCTGCATTAGTCTTAAAGATAGGCACACATCTTATTAAGATGCCAGTGGATTGGCAATTGCTAATTGGTGAACCAGATTTAGGAGACCTTGAAGTTGTTCCGTTAACTAGTATCAATGACAGAGGTTTTAATGTATTTTGTTTTAATCCGTTAAGTAGTTTTAAGCCCGAATTTAAGCCAGTGGAGATTGTAGATATCTATCAAGACGTTAAATGGTATTTTCCAAAACTTAAACCCGGACAGATGTTAGCAGTTCCGCTAGAGTCAGGTACATCAAAACCATTATGTGTTTATTTTGTTAAAGATATTAGTAGACAAAGCGAGGTCGTAGATTACTCCAAAGTTTGGTAGTTTATAAGGTATAAAAAGGTGTGGTAATATGGATAAGGTAACTGAGTTTGATGTAGGTGGAAACATTATTAAAGACAACGAAACCTACGTTATCAAAGACAACAAGACATTAAAAAACCTAGTGTTAAGTTCAACTAAGTTGTACCGCGGCAAAGAAACTCGCGGACATAGACACGCAGGACAAGAGGAAGTATATATTGTTGTGCAGGGCTATGGTAAAATGATTGTTGGCGAAGAAACAGATGAGCCGTTTGATGTTGCTCCTGGTGATATTATTATGATTCCCGATGGTGCGTTTCACAAAGTAATTAACGATGGCGAAATGAATATGATCTTTAACTGCATATTCCAAGGCGCAAGGAATCACTAATGGGACAGCTTAAACCTGGTGCAACATACATTTACGAAAGCCCAGACGGCGGCGAATCAGTCTACGCTAGAGAAGCAGGCACTAACGAACGCATACTAATTGGGCAAACATGTAAGGCCCGCAGTAAATTAGATCAGATTAAAGAAGATAAGCTATGGGGAGAAATACGCCGCAAGGCCGAAACCCATACAGGCTTGGCAGAAGAACTAGAACGTGTTATAGTTTACTATAGACTATTAGAGTCAAAAGATGAAGTAATGTGGCATCCAGTATGACAGAAAAAAAGAGATTAGAAATTAGCCGTGTGCTAACAGCGTTGGATAATAAAGATAGAGACTTTCTAGATAATCTAGACGCAGACGAAGCAAAACAACTAAGTCCCTTTATGATGATACGTTGGTCTGCTTGTACTACAGGTAGCTATGATCTACAGGCATATCAACTGTTAAGTTGTAACGAACGACTAAACAAAAACTTCTTTGATATTAGTACAACACATCACAAAAAACTACAGTGGTTACTGGCCACTACAGTTAGTCCAGGCATGGGCAAACAGTATTACAAATGGTTAGGTAAACAAAAAACTGATCCAGCACAAAATAAAATTTTAAACTTCTTACGTGAATTATATCCCACAGCTAAGGAAGATGAAATTGCTTTATTGGCCAAGATAAACGATAAAGCGGCTCTCAAAGAACTGGCACGTAAGCACGGATGGGAAGATCGGAAAATTAAAGAGTATCTATGAAATTACTAATTAATGGTTGCAGCTTCATGGATAACTTCCATTACATACAGGCCTTTAAAGATGTAATGTCGGCAGAAGTTACTAACATAGCACGAGCTGGCAGCTCTAATAGACGTATAATTAGAACCACGGTTGATTATATTGATAAGAACAATGTAGATTTCGTTTTACTTGGGCTTACCTTTTATGATCGTCAAGAAAGTCCATTTGTTAACAAATCAGATCCATGGGTTAGCTATAACAGTCAAGGTATACAGGCTGTTTTTTCTGACGTTAACGATTATGAATCTCCGGCAGAATACCAACTGCTCAGTCGCTATGTCATTGATCGTTACAAATACGATATTAACGAGCATTACTTAGATGCATTGTATCTTGACTTAAAAATGTTTACGGCTTACTTAAAATATCGAGACATTGGTTACTGTATTTTTAATACCTGCGACCGCCATCACAAGGCAACGGATCTATACGATGATGCAGGCATTGTTCCATTTGATTTTGTTGCAAATGAGTACATGGAAGCGCAGGGTTGCGAGCATTTTTACTTAGATGACGATCTACCCGCAAACGCAAGACATCATTATTCAAGTGATGTTATAATATTAGTTAAGCATCTGGCCAACTATATCAAGGAACACAAGTTAATTGAGCGAATATAAGTGTCGTTATTGTGAAAAAGGATTCAGTAAGGAGTCAACACTTACTGCACATCTCTGTGAGCAAAAACGTAGGGCACAACAAGAAACAGAAAAGGGAGTACAGCTTGGATTCCAAGCGTATCTGCGTTTCTATGAAATGAGCCAGGGTAGCGCCAAATTAAAAACTTATGTGGACTTTGCTAAGAGTCCTTACTATGCAGCCTTTGTTAAGTTTGGTCGTTACTGTGTAGGTATTCGTTGTATTAACTTTGCTAACTTTGTTGATTGGTTGTTGAAAAACAATAAGAAACTAGACTATTGGTGCAAAGACACACTATACACAGAGTGGATGCACACTTACCTACAAAAAGAAGCGGTGCAAGATGCACTGGAACGTGCTCTAAAGGAGATGCAAGATTATGCAGATAATCATCCAGATCTTAAGAATGGTTTTAGAGACTATTTTAAGTATGGCAATGGCAATCGTATTTGTCACCATATTGTCAGTGGCAGGATTAGTCCTTGGGTTGTTTTTAATTGCAGCACAGGCGTGGAGTTCTTGGAGAACCTTACCGAAGACCAAGTTGCAATAATTCTGCCTTATATTGAACCTGACTATTGGCAACGTAAGTTTCGAGATTACCTTGCTGACACAGAATGGGTTAAAGATATTCTTAATAAGGCAGGCTTGTGATTAGAGTTGAAATTCCATGGAATGATCAGCGCAATGGTGCAACATTTTCAATGGAACTTAGTAAATGGTGTAATGAGCAAGGGCTTAATCAAAACGTTGACTATCAGTGGCATTTTGTACCAGAACAAAAAGTAACAGTATTTTACTTCAAAGACCATTGCGAAAGTTACGCAACATTATTTCAATTAAAGTGGGCAGGACATGAAATTTAACAGTGATATTGATATTGACTTTGGTAATAGAGATGCTGCACTACAGCTAATCAAACACACACCTGCGGGCATTATTCGTGATGGTAAGTTAATTAAGCACAACACAGGTGTTTATGTAACAGATGTGCCCGAAGATCCATTTACAGGTATTGCTAGCATTGACTACAACACAGCAGAAGCACGTGGCTATGCTAAACTGGACTTTTTGAATGTTTCATTATATACCCAGATAAAGAATGAAGAACATCTCAAACAGTTAATGTCGCAGGAGCCATTGTGGGATTTACTATTACAGCCCGAGTTTTGTCAACAGCTAATACACATTGGTAATCACTACGATACTATGATTAAGATGCCCGAGCCTGTAGACAGCATTCCGCGTATGGCCATGTTTCTAAGTGTAATTCGTCCAGCTAAACGACACTTAATTGGTTCTAAATGGGCAGACGTTGCCAAGACTGTTTGGGAAAAGCCCACCGATGATAGTTATTTCTTTAAGAAAGCGCACGCCGTTAGTTACGCACATCTTGTTGCAGTACACATGAATCTAATCTGCGAACAGATTAGTTATGGATTTAGTTAATCTTACGTACCAGTGTAATTGATTTACGTTTGCTACGTTTAGTAGCCATTTCTTTGAGGCTAACGTAAGGCCCCATCTTTATTTCAACATCCTTGCTGTTCATTGTGCGTAAGCACACTTTGAACACTGCCCAATCCTGTTTTAAAAACACATTAATCGGGATTAGTCGGTTACTTTCCCACCACCACATCTCGCCAAGCTCAAGAAAAACTTTCTTGACGTCATCTGATTTCAACAATCCAAAGTCGTAAATTGTTGTAATTAACTCATCTGAGTTCTGTATTATACCAATGTAGTCGTTACCGCCATAGGTAACGTAGCTAATAAAGGGGTATTTTGCTAATAATTGCTTGTAGTGATCTTCCACAGTTTCCGCTAAATATGTTAAAAGATAATCAAAATGCAGACTATCAAAGCATATTTATATGACCAACAAGTGGAGGTCCAAATTTTGGACACATCCATATTCACTGTGAGGAACAGACAAGTGTACAGCCGCCCAATTAAAGTTTATCAGGGTATTGACAACCCTATCCAAGTAGTCGTTAAGAACCAAGATCAGAAAAAGGTTAACTTAACAGGATATGCTATGCAAGCAGACATACAAGATCCTACTAATCAAGTTACTATTAGTAGCTATGCAGTAACTTGGGCAAACATACAATTAGGACAGGGGCAGTTCACAATTGACAGTACTACTGTGAATAGTCTTGAGCAACGGTTTTATAAATTAACTTTTAGAACAATTAACCAAGACACAGATGCAGAAAAGCCTGTGTATGTAGATGACAATTATGGCGTTCCGTTGGATTTGGAAATCCTTCCGGCATACTATGCAACAACAACACCAGCGCCTTTAACAAATGATATTGTAGTAGACGGCGGAACATTATAATGGCAACAGCAAACGTAAGAATTTCACAAATCCTATTAAAACGCGGAAATACCGCCGCAGCCTCTTCTTATACTGGACCACTCGGCGAAGTAATTATTGATACAGGATTGCAAACTCTCCGTATTCAAGACGGGTCAACACCGGGTGGTTACATTATTCAAACAAACGGTGGCGACAGCACTATTACTAGTGCAAACGTTGCAACCGGTAATTTAGTACTTACATTAGGTGATAACAGTACTATTGATGCTGGTTATGTTATCGGGCCACAAGGCCCGCAGGGAGATCAGGGTATCCAGGGTATCCAAGGCATTCAGGGTATCCAAGGCAATGCCGGGCCACGTGGCGAACAAGGTATACAAGGCATTCAGGGAAATGTAGGCCCACAAGGCATACAGGGCATTCAGGGTATCCGCGGAAACATTGGACCACAAGGCGCACAAGGTATTCAGGGAAATGTAGGCCCACAAGGTATTCAGGGAAATGTAGGCGCACAAGGGATACAAGGTATACAAGGTAATGTTGGCGCACAAGGCATACAGGGCATTCAGGGTATCAAAGGCGATCGAGGTGACCAAGGCGTCAGCGTAACACTAGTTGGTAACGTAGCATTACCTGAGGATTTAAATTTCGGCGGCAACGCCGGCGAAGCATATATTGTTACTAGTACAGGCAACTTGTTTTTCTGGAACACTACTATTAGTAGTTGGGCCGACATTGGTCCTATTGTTGGCCCACGTGGTGACAAAGGCGATACTGGTGAGCAAGGTATCCAAGGCGAACCGGGTGTACAGGGCGAAACTGGACCACAAGGGCCACAGGGAGAGCAAGGTGTCCAAGGCGATATTGGACCACAAGGAGTTCAGGGCGAACAAGGTATACAAGGTAACCAAGGACCACAGGGCGAACAGGGTATACAGGGAGAGACTGGCCCCCAGGGTGAACCTGGCCCACAAGGTGAACAAGGGCCGCAGGGAGATCCTGGCCCACAAGGCGACCAGGGTATTCAGGGCGAAGCCGGTGTTGGTGTCCCATCGGGTGGCACAGCCGGGCAAGTGTTAGCTAAAGTTGACGGGGACGATTATCACACTGAATGGGTAGACCAAACTGGGGGTGTACAAACTGATAGAATTACCAATGGTGAATACGAAGCAGTTTTGGATAGTAACGGTAGCTTAATTTTACCTACTGGTGGTGCGATTTGGCTTGAGTATGGGTATATCGATCAAGACCAAGATATTGATGGGGATGCACTCAGACTCAGTGGTGGTAATTGCGTAGTTATTAATACAGATGAGGATGGCACCAAGTGGCTATTCACTGCCGATGGCAATTTAGTATTACCGACTATAGTGGACTTTACTTCAAGCCCCGCAAGCCACATTGGCGGTAACATTGTATTTGGTGACGGTACTGTACAAAACACAGCGTACACAGGCGATAATACAGAACAAGGTGATCCAATTGTATTAGTGGACAACATCGGACAACCACCTAATGCAGGATCGCTATGGTATAACACCGACGATGGTAGACTGTACGTTGCGGATGGCACTCAATGGGCTGACGCAAATCCGCAAACGATTCCCGGAAACATGGTTGAGTATGAAAGCGACAACTCAATCGAATTGCGTGGCAACTTAGTATTCCTAGACACTACAGAACAAACTACAGCGTTTAATTTAAACCCTGGAACTACAGCACCATTATCCGGTATATGGTACAATACCGAAGATGGTAGATTGTACAGCAAGATTGGCAACGTATGGGTTGACACTAACCCAGCAGTAGTTGCAGAAAATGCAGTTACATTTACAGATGGCAACATTGTATTACCTGAGGACAGCTACATAACTTGGGCCAACGGACAAAGTATTCTACAAGGAATCACAGCTGGATCTGCGAATACCGGCGATATTACATTCTCTGGCGTAAAAATTATTGGCGATGGAAGCATAATAGACCCGGGTTCAATTGAATTAGTGCCCAATGATTCGTTATACAGTAACGGTCAGTGGGTTAACATTTATCCAACAAACGCATTTGATTATCCTCATGTACACATTACAGCGGGCGAAGGCGGCGAATTGTATATTGGTAATGACTATCAATATGTTAAGACAGTAACTGATGGTAGTATAGAAATTAGTTCCTATGACGGTTCAGCACATCAATGGACTTTTGGTGCAGGTGGAACCTTAACAACATCTGGAACTATCTATATCAACAGTGAAGGCAAAGGTCTAATTGTTGATGCTGGCAACGAAAAGCGTTTTGGCTTCATGAAATACTACGGTATCGAAGGAGCACTAACACATAATAGTGCAGTGCCAATTCGTATCGGTCGTACTGCTGAAACAGATATTACACAAGCATCTGCTGGATCTCTTACAACGGAAGTTTATATTGCTGCCGATGGCAAAGTTGGTATTGGTGATAACCTTACTACTCCAACTGAAAGACTAGAAGTTGGTGGCAACATTAAAGTGTCTGGGGGTTACGGGTTAATATTTGATCAGAACGATATTGGTGCTCCTGCAATTGGTGGAACTAAAGATAGAATTAACCTATATCCTATCCCTGGAGACTGGAGTTATGGTATAGGTATTGAAAGTGGTTACACATGGTTTAACACTGGCGCAGGTAGCGACGGCATTAAGTTTTACAACCAAGGTGTACGCAAATATACATTTGCTAACGCAGGTATAACATTCCCAGACAATACCGTTCAAACTACAGCTTACACGGGCTCAGCTTACGGCAACACACAAGTTGCGGCATACTTAACAGCTAATCCGCAGTACACAAATTCTAATGTAGCAACCTATCTAAACAGCGGCAACGTAACAGCAGCTTGGGTCGACGGCAACTTAACAATTGGTAGCGGTAGTGTTGTAGCTAGAACTATTCCTGCTGCAGGCTCAACAGCAACCGCTGGCGAACCAAGTTATGGATACGGTGGTACACTAGCGGTATTCATTGGTGGTGATTTCTCAGTGGGTGCGTTTAATGATGTTGCGGCTGGTTGGACAGTTACAGACAATCAAGGATTTACTGATACAATTTTAAGTGTAAACGACCCATTTGGTGGCGCCATTAAAACCACTAGTGTTAATTGGCCCAACTCGGGTGGTAGAACTTATGTATTCACAAGTCCTGACTATGCACTAGCAACACCAACTGATCTAACATTAAAGGCCGGATCGAGTACTTGGATCTTTGGAGCAAATGGTAGTACAACATTTCCCACACATGAGCCAGTAAGTATCATAGGCAACTTAACAGTTGGCAACTTGTTTGTTAATGGCACAACTACAACTATCTCTACAGCAAGCTATTCTGTAGAAGACAACGTTATACAAATTGCCGCTAACAACCCAGCTGACACGTTAGACTTGGGATTTGTTGCACATCGCACAGTTGGCAGTGTGTTACAACATACAGGTCTGGTTCGCGATACTAGTGCTGGCAATTGGAAACTGTTTAGCAATGTAACCACTCAACCAGGCAACACGGTTGACTTTACAAATGCAGTACTAGACGATCTAGAGTTAGGTACAGTAATTGGCACAGACTTTAAGTTTGCTAACGGCGTGAGCATTTTAAGCACAGTTGCAGCAAGTAGCACATATAGCAATGCCAACGTGGCAAGTTATCTAGTAGCTAACCCACAAGCTGGTATCTATAGCAATGCTAACGTGGCAAGTTATCTAGTAGCTAACCCACAGGCAGGTACGTATAGCAATAGCAACGTGGCAAGCTATCTAGTTGCTAACCCGCAAACTGGTACATACAGTAATACTAATGTGGCTGCATACTTAACTACTGCTACATTTACCACAACAGGTAACATTACAGCAGGTAACGTGACAGGCACACACTACGGTAATACTATTGGTACTACTGCAACTTATACTGCTAACATTACAGCCGCTAACTTTATTGGCAACTTAGTTGGGACTGTTACAGGTAATGTAACTGGAACGTTAACTGGTAACGTAACTGGCACAACTCCAAACGTAGACATCGTTGCTGGTGGTTACACTTCAACATTTAATAACGTGGGCACAGTGACTATGCCTAACGTTACTGTTGCGGGTAACGTTACTGCTAGTGGTATTGCTCCATTCTATGCACCTAATAGACCGGCGTTCCGTGTATATGGCAACACTTCAACTGTATACACAGCAAACACCACAATTAGTACTCAAGCTGTTGATTACAATCAGGGTAACTACTATAACAACAGCACAGGCATATTTACAGCTCCAGCATCGGGGCTATATCATGCCTACGGTACTGTGCGTGTAGCTACTAACAATGGATTGAATCAAGTGACTATTGTGAAAAATAACAACACCTCAGGTGCCAACGTTGTTGCGTTCTGGGAAACAGATACTAACACAGGTACGGCCGTGCATTTTAGTTTAACTGGATATGCTCAAATGTCTGCTGGTGATACGCTAAGAATGAAAGTATTATCGGGCAACGTTAACTTTGACAGCAATGACAGCTGGGGTGTCACATACATAGGATAAGCGATGACAATTCGAAAAATACACTCAAACAACGTAACAGAAAACAGAGCAGACATTGCTAAAGAATACACAGAAATATTCTTTGACGATGTCGCAAACAGTATTCTGTTACCTGACCCAACCGGTCTATTAGAAACTAAAATTGGTGCCACTGCAAGTGCCCCTCAATTACCGGGCTTTAAATCAGCCCGTGTAGACGATGGGGTTGAAGTTGTATTAGATACTATTGCAGTACGACTAAACACAGCGAGCCCAAGAAGTTTGCAGTTTAGAGTAACCGCAGGAACAATGAGCGTACACATTAGTGGTATCATTTACTGGACTACTAATGGAACAGGTAACGTAGGCTCCAACTACTGGCAAAGTAAAACACTAAACACAAACTGGCAACAACCATTTGGTTGGGACTTTCCATGGGCTAATGACAACGCAGTTTACAACTTGCAAGATATGACTAACGGTCGCTTCTATAGAATTACCTTAAGTATCGGCAATGGGTATAAAGGCAACTTTATTGTTATGGAACGTTTAGTCTAATATGATTATATCTGGCGCAAGAATTACGGGTGGTAGAATTAGCGATCAAGCAAGTCTCTTTGATTTCTCTACTTATACTTTTACTACTGCTAACATAACTGGCAGGAATGGCCCAACACTTGCAAACTGTCAAACGGCTTATGCCGGTCAGGTTTGGTTGTCTAGTTATTTTACTATGACCACGCAAGGATATCAATTGTGGACAGTACCTACCTCCGGAAACTACACCATTCGTGCTGCAGGAGCTCGTGCAGGTAAAATGTCGTCGGGACAAACTTATGCCTCAGGTCTTGGTGCTATTGTTTCTGGCACAGTTTATTTGGTAGGAGGCCAAGTGCTTGAAATCATCTGCGGGCAATACTTAGATACCGCAATTACCACAGCCGGATATCATGGTTTAGGTGGCGGCGGTGGATCGTTTGTTAAAAATGCCACAACATCTACATTATTGCTTGCCGCTGGCGGCGCAGGTGGAGGAAGTTATTATGCATCTGGTGGTACACCCACTGGATATGCAGGCGAAAACGGACGTACAGCAACCTCAGGCGGCCCGGGGGCGGTAGCGGCATCGGGTGTTGGTGGTACAGCGGGCGCTGGCGGCGGAATATATACTTCCCAAACACACGTCTATAAAGGTGGCTCAGGCGGCGGTTGGGCCGGCAATGGCAAAAACGGCGATAATACAGCCGCAACATCTGCTCCTGGCACAACATATGGTGGTGGTGGACTTGGGTATGCTAGCGGATTTATTGGTGGAACTTACGGAACTCAGTGGAGCAATCCGTCTACTTTCGCATCTACTTATGGTGGATTTGGTGGTGGTGGCGGAGGCAACGGCATTATCAACGGCGGTGCAGGTGGCGGTTATTCAGGCGGTGGCGTTAGCGGCCCAGCTTCTAACGCCTATATGAGCCAAGGTGGCGGCGGGGGCTCTTACATTATATCTACTGCAAGTGGTATATCAACTAGCGACGGAAACTATGACGGATCCAGCACATTTAACGGTTCTGCTATCTCAAATCTAGCGGCATTTAACAATGGTTCTGGATACGTAACAATTACACGAGTTTAATAAATATAGCATAAGGACGAAAAATGGTAGAATTTCCACAAAATCCCACAACAGGGCAACAATGGGTAGCAGAAAACGCTGTTACTTACACATGGCTAGGCGATCGCTGGAGTTCTGCAACAGCAATAGCTAACGGTACAGCGGTACACTACAAAGATGGTGGCCGTGCTAGTACAACAACATTTTTAGATGAATATAACGGCGGAACAGCCTAAGGAAACAACATGACAACTAGAATTAAATTACGTAGAGATACAGCCGCAAATTGGGCAAGTGCAAATCCAGTATTGGCCTTAGGCGAACCCGGTTACGACACAACCAACAACGAATTACGAGTTGGTGATGGCGTCACTGCATGGGCTGGCCTTGAATCTATTTCCGGTAGCGGCAGCAGTGATGTAGCTAGCGATTGGACAGACGGCATAAACGACAACGTTTGGCGTATTGCTACAGTTTCTGGAAGCAAACAATTTGACTTTGAAACAGAAGGTTATAAACTGTTTGAATACACTTATACTAGCAGTCAAACTGGAGTAACATCACTGGCGTTGGACGTAGCGGACTATCCCGAAGTAGCTGACATGTGGTGGAACTCAGATTCCGAAGGAAACGGTTACACCATCTACAAAGGAAGTGCTACATACGGCAACGAAATAGCCGCAGGGTATAACACTTATGCTGATGGTATTTTAACAATTGGCATAGATGGTTACGACTTTAATAATGGCGAAAAATTAACAGTTAAATACTGGTCCGAAGGTACTCGTACTGTTGACATGTATACTAACACTTACGGTTGGTTAATCCCTGATCAAAGCGAAACTGGTACAGTAAACACAGTTACAATTGATGCCGCTGAACATGGTGTGTCATCTGACTTAGCCAACTTAACAACAAATACCAGCAGACATGCAATTACTTTTAAGAACTATAGTAGAACATTTAGCCGTAACATTACTGCGGTTGCAGTCGAGGGCGACCTGTACACCATTACTTTTGATGGCACTCCGTTGGAAATCAAAACCCTATACTTAGAAACTGTTACTACTAAGGCTCAAAACGGCGGCGAAAACAGCACAGGCAGTTTAGAGATTCCTTATAGTGCTATCCCTGATTGGGGACTTTATGCTAAGTTTGGTTGGGAAAGTACAAGTACAAACAAGTATACTGGTGACACTAATCGCTCTGGTTACTTAACTATTAATGGCAGTGAACCTGTAGATTTCACTTTCTGGAACGCCAAGAACAGCGACAACAAGAATTGGCAAATTGAATTGGCATCAACACAAACTTGGAACACCGGCGATACAATCGAAGTTCACTGGTATCGTTGGGACAGTAGAATTGAACTAGACATTTATCAACCTACTACCGTTAACAGTAACTGGAACAATGGCTATCGCTGGTTTGATTACAAAACAGACATGCCTGAATACAATGCTATAAGAAGCAATGGTATCACTGGTGGCAAAGGTACAGTTATGTGCAAGACCTACACTGAAGAAAAAGACTACAGTGAGTACACACAGTGGAATTTTGCCTGGGCCGGCAACGACAACGACAACTCGTATGATCCATACGACACATACAAAAATAATACAATCTGGAACGGCGATTCAACTAACAATCCTTTCTATTATTTCAGCGACGACGATGGCATGATTTACCGTAGTGACTGGCAAATGAATGGCCAGTGGAGCCGCAAGTTAAAAGTTCGTATCATGTACAAGTTCGAATTCAACATTACCGGCGAAGAAGATTACGATTGGTGGTGTTAAAGTGATCCAGCAGCGCCCTGCTAACACACGGGGCTTTGCTGAATTGCCTGATAGTATAGCCAGTTACCGTACATTTACCTTTGGTACATACCGTGACTGGCGCTACATGAATTACAGCAGTCTTGAAACAATAAATGATGACCGGGTTATGCCCGGTTTTCACACTCCGCAGCATATTCACACCAATAGAGAAATATTTGGATACGTAGTATCCGGAGCATGTCGTCACACAGATGGTCAGGGTCGTGTAATTGATATACCTGCTGGCGCAGTACAACGCATCTGTGCTGGATCTGGACTAAAGCACACAGAAGGCAATGCTACAGATCAACCCATACGTTATCTACAACTATGGATACGTTCAGAAAAGAAAAACTACACACCAAGTTGGGATTGGTATCAGTTTACTAAAGCAGATAAGTTAAACCAATTCTGCAACATAACAGCACGCCTGCCGATCAATGCCGATGCCAGATTACTTGCTGGTATCTTTACTAGGCCATTTGACTACACACTTAATGAAAGTCGCAAATATTATGCTTATGTGGTCACTGGCACTGGCACTATAAATGGGCACAACTTTACAGAAGGCGACGGGTTTGCCTTTGAACAGGAATCACAAATCAACATTACCGTTAACACAGAATCTGAGCTAATACTATTTGATCTACCTTAGCAAACACTATATAATAGTGCAATGCTAACAACAATACAGGATGCAGTAAAACAATATCTACCCGCTAAGAGAAAATCATCTACTAGCGGATGGACCAGTTTTAACGCAGTCTGTTGTGAGCACAACGGCGAAAGCCGTGATACTCGGGGGCGTGGTGGGATTATTTCTAACGCCAACGGTAGCATCAGTTATGCTTGTTTCAACTGTAACTTCAAAGCCAACTACACACCAGGTCGTCACTTAAACTATAAGTTTCGTAAACTCCTGAGTTGGCTTGGCGCGGATGAAAACTCCATCAAGCGATTAGTAATTGATGCTATCCGTGTTAAAGAGCTGGTCAACCCAGAAGAAATAAAAACTGAACCAGCTGAAGAAGTTTCGTTCCCACCACGCCCATTGCCCGAGGGTGCCAAAACATTTACTGAGTTGGCAACATTTTACGCCTTGGGAGACTTTGAACAGGCACCTGAAGATTTTTATCAAGCAGTAAAGTATGTCCAAGATAGACGAGTTGATATGTCTAAGTATGACTTCTATTGGACAGAAGATACTGAACATAACATGCACAAACGTGTCACTATTCCATGTTATTGGAAAGGGGAATTAATTGGGTCTACCTCCAGGCGGTTGGACGACAACATCAAACCTAAGTATTACGCAGATTATGAGCCAAACTATGTATACAACATGGACAATCAGGCTCCTGGCTCTAAGTTTGTTATTGTCACAGAAGGTCCCTTTGATGCGATGGCAGTGGACGGCGTTGCTGTTCTTAGTAACGAGTGTAGTGAGGTGCAGGCAGATATTATCGATAGTTTGGGACGTGAAGTCATCGTCGTTCCAGATTTTGATATGAAGTCGGTTAAAGGCCGAGAAGTCTGGGCCGGAGAACGTCTAGTAGAACAGGCTATTGAATATGGTTGGACTGTTAGTTTTCCAGTATGGAACGAAGAAGTTAAAGATACAGCCGAAGCAGTAGAACAATACGGAAAGCTATTTACACTAAAGGCAATTTTGGCAGGACGTCAAACGAGCCGATTAAAGATCGAGTTGATGCGTAAACGCATACATAGTTAATAATGAATAAAGAATATAACGCAGAAATACAACGACTATTCTTAGAAATGATGTTATCGGATGCACAGAACTTTGTGCGTGTCCAAAACATTTACAACGCAGAAAACTTTGATCGCAGTCTACGTGAAACAGCGAAGTTTATCAGCGAATATAGCGACAAGTATAAAACATTACCTACACCCGAACAGATTAAAGCTACGACCAGTGTAGAACTAAAGCCTGCTGTAGAAATGCATGAGCATAGTGAATGGTTTATTGCTGAATTCGAAAACTTTACTAAACGTCAAGAACTAGAACGTGCAATTTTAAAGTCTGCTGACCTTTTGGAAAAAGGCGACTTTACTCCTGTTGAAAAATTAATCAAAGATGCAGTACAGATATCACTTACTAAAGACCTGGGCACGGACTACTTTGCTGATCCTGCGTCTCGCATTAACAAATACTTCAGCTCAGGTGGTCAAGTATCAACTGGATGGCCGCAACTAGACAAACTGTTATATGGTGGATTTAGCCGAGGAGAATTAAACATCTTTGCTGGCGGATCGGGCTCAGGCAAGTCATTGGTTATGATGAACATTGCTCTAAGCTGGTTACAGATGGGACTCAGTGGTGTTTACATTACACTTGAATTGAGTGAAGAACTTTGTAGTTTGCGTACAGATGCTATGTTAACTGGTATGGGCACTAAGGATATTCGTAAAGATATTGAAACTACATCTTTAAAAGTATCTTTAACTGGTAAGAAGTCGGGCAAGTATCGAGTTAAAGGGTTGCCTGCACAAAGCAACGTTAACGATATTCGTGCATTCTTAAAAGAGTATCAAATTCAAACAGGTAACAAGGTAGACTTTGTTATGGTTGACTACTTGGACTTGATTATGCCAGTTAGTGCTAAGGTTAGCCCCAACGACTTGTTTGTTAAGGACAAGTATGTGTCAGAAGAATTGCGTAACTTGGCCAAAGAGCTTGGTGTATTATTTGTAACAGCAAGTCAATTGAACCGTAGTGCTGTTGAAGAAGTGGAATTTGACCATAGTCATATCTCGGGCGGTATTAGTAAGATTAACACAGCGGATAACGTGTTTGGTATCTTTACAAGTCGTGCTATGAAAGAGCGTGGACGTTATCAAATTCAGTGTATGAAATCTCGCTCTAGTACAGGTGTGGGCCAAAAGATTGATCTAGAATACAACATTGAAACCATGCGTATTACTGACCCGGGACTAGATAGCGAAGATTCTGGGTTTGGCCCACCTAAGGTTACCAGCATCATGAATCAAATTAAGAATAAGGCCGCATCCGACGAGGGCAAC